TTAATAAAGTATTTGCTACTCTTACACCTACAACTCCTGCTGATCTTGTTTTTACATTATCTGGTGGTGTAGATAGTAACGTGGGTGATAATGCAACCAAACAACTTGGTTGGGATCTATTCCTTGATTCTCAAACATATGATCTTTCACTTCTTGTTTCTGGTAATGCAGATACAACTCTCTCTGCTTATGTTGTGCAAAACATTGCCGATGTCCGTAAAGATTGTGTAGCATTTACATCGATCAGCAAGACTGGTCAACCAATTTTGGGTTCAAGTTCTACTCGTATCGTTGATGCTAAGGCTTTTAAAACCTTCGACTCATCTTATGCAGTAATTGATTCTGGTTACAAGTATATGTACGATAAGTACAACGACAAATATCGTTGGATTGCATTGAATTCGGATACCGCTGGTCTCTGCGCTCGTGTTGATGCAACAAATGATACATGGTTCTCACCTGCTGGTATGACTAAGGGTCAGATCAAGGGTGCAGTTAAATTGTCTTGGAATCCAACTCAAGCTGAACGCGATCAACTTTATCCATATTCAATCAACCCAGTTATCAACCAAGTTGGTAAGGGTACGATCTTGTTTGGTGATAAGACTGCTACACTCAAGCCATCGGCATTTGATCGTATCAATGTTCGTAGATTGTTCTTGATTCTTGAAAAATCAATCGCGAATTCTGCTAAGTACCAATTGTTTGAACTTAATGATGCAATTACTCGACTACAATTTATTGCATCGGTGGAACCTTTCCTCCGTGATGTTAAGGGTCGCCGTGGTGTGCAAGATTATAAAGTAATCTGTGACGAAACTAACAACACACCTCAGGTTGTTGCAACAAATAACTTTGTCGGTACTATTTTGATCCGTCCTAATTATTCGATTAACTACATCACACTTAATTTTGTGGCAGTTGGACCGAATGTTACGTTTGATATTGCCGCTTCCGTTTAATTAAATAAACAATAACTAAGGATTAGAAAATGGCACGTATCGATGATTTCAGAGCATTTTTAACTCAGGGTGGTGCTCGCCCTACACAATTTAGAGTTAATCTGGCCTTCCCTTCGGCATTGGGTCTAAATACCTCGGCAGCAACTTCTGGTGTTTTCATGTGTTCGGCAACTTCGTTGCCGGCGTCAACGATTCAATCAATTGAAGTACCATATCGTGGTCGCCAAGTTAAGTTGGCCGGCGAGCGTATGTTCCAAAATTGGCAAGTTAGAGTTCTCAATGATTCAAACTTCTTGATCCGGAAACAACTTGAACTTTGGTCTTCTCGTGTTCTTCAACACGGTTCAACTGCTGGTGTTACTATTCCTACGCTTTATGCAGTAGACATGGAAGTAGTTCAATTAGATAGAAATGAACTTGAACTTAGAAAATATAAGTTTCATAACGCCTGGCCAACGAATATTTCCGACATCAATCTTGATTTTGGTGCAGTTTCTCAAATCGAAGAATTTACAGTTGAATTCTCGGTTGATTATTGGACTGTGGATACTGGCGATACTACAATTTCGTAAGAATATAAATGTCAAATAATAATGAATCCAATGGATTGAGTTTATTTGGTTTCAACATCACTAAGAATAAAAGCAAAGATGTTGAAACCAAATCTTTTGTAGCCGCCACAGATATTGAAGGTGGTATTGAGGTAGCATCTGGTTCCGGTGCCGGTTTTAATTCATATTCCATTGATTTAGATCCTTCCTCAATTCGCAATGAAACTGAATTAATTGCCAAATATCGTGAAATTTCGCTTGTTTCTGATATAGATTTAGCTATTTCCGAAATTGTGGATGAATTCATGGTCATTGATGAAAATGAACCACTTGTCGAAATTGATTATGCTCAAGAATTCGATGAAAAATATTCCAAAAAGACAAAAGAAGCAATCACAGAAGAATTTAAACATCTTCTTGGTCTGTTAAAATTTGAGTCTATTGGTCCGGATATTGCTCGGAACTGGTATATTGATGGTCGTTGTGCATTTCACAAGATTATTGATAAAGATAAAGCCAAAGAAGGTATTAAAGAACTTCGGTCAATTGATGTCGCAAAACTTAAAAGAATTATTGAGATCAAGAAAGAAGTTGATCCAAAATCTGGTATTTCTCTAGTTACTGGCCAATCAGACTACTACGTCTATGCCGAATCTCAAAAGAGTTCTGTGACTGGCCAGCAGGGTGATCAAAAGACTGGCATAAAGATTGCCCCAGAATCTATTGCGTACATAACTTCTGGTTTAGTTGATAGAAATTCTAATCTTACTCTATCTTATCTTCATAAGTCGATTCGGCCACTGAATCAACTTCGTATGATGGAAGATTCAGATGTTATCTATCGGTTAACTCGTGCGCCACAACGTAGAATTTTCTATATTGATACTTCTGGTATGGCTCGTACAAAAGCTGAACAATACATCAAAGATGTAATGGCTCGGTATAAGAACAAGCAAGTTTATGACGTTAATACCGGTACAGTTAAAGATGCTAAGAATCATCAATCTATTCTAGAGGATTTCTTCCTCCCAAGAACAACTGGTGGTAAGGGTACAGAAATTACAACTTTAGATGGAGCTCCTAGTTTGGGTTCTATTGAGAATACTCAGTACTTCCAACAGAAACTTTATCAGTCACTAAATATTCCGATGACTCGTCTTCAACAGGGCCAGGGTTCATTCAATATTGGTAGATCAAATGAAATTACTCGGGATGAAATTAAGTTTGCAAAATTTATCGCCAAACTTCGTCTTCGATTTAACAATCTTTTCTTAGACTTACTTAAGACTCAACTACTTCTGAAGGGTATTACTACTCTCGAAGATTGGGCCCTGATTAAAGAAAATCTTAGATTTCGGTATGCCAAGGATAATTTCTTTGCGGAACTTAAAGAATCGGACATGCTCCGGGAACGTCTACAGAATGTACAGGTTGCCGATGTTTATGCTGGTAAGTATTTCTCAAGAGAATATGTTATGAGAAACATGCTAAAATTATCATCAGAAGAAACCGATGATATGATTAAGCAGATGGATAAAGAAGCTGCGGAACAAGCTAAAGCCATTGCCGCAAATCCTGCATTAGATCCAAATGCTCAGCCGCAATAAATAACAATAAGTAATTACAGGAACATACTCATGAATTTTTTAGACCAATTCCAACAAGATCAAGAAGCGGCAAAGTCTGATCTTACAGCAATGCTGAATCAAAAAGCGTTTGATCTTTTAGATACATATGCTGATAATTCCGAAGTCGAAGTAGTTACGTTTGATGACGAAGATGAAACCAATGAATCAGTTGAAGATCTTGATGAAGGTCTAGGTAATCTTGCTGGCCTCTCTAAGCACCTGATCAAAACTGTAACCAAAGATCCATATTCTGGTCGACTTGCAGGTGAGCATTCAGATGTTGAAACTCATCCAATCAAAAATAAATCTGGGCACCGGGCGGTGCTTAATAAAGCTCTAGATGACGGACATGTGCCCGTCGTATATGTAAACGGCAAAATCCATTCCGCCGGGCATTCTACTGGTTCTTCTTATGGTCGAGCTGAATATCATATCCATGATGCAGATAAGCAAAAAGAACAAAAAGAAACTATCTACCCTAAACCACGTAGATATGGTGGTAAAGTACATTATTCGCCACCCCACGAAACATCAAATCCACGTTATAAAAAAGGTGATGCACTTGAACATTTAACTCCTGGCCACGAAGCATCTTTTTATAAAGAAAATAAAGTAGAAGTTAAAGTTATCAAGCCTGATCCAGAACGTTTGAAGAAAATGAAGGCCCGTGCCGATAACAGACCTGCAATGCAACACAATTCGGTTAAGATGACTCCAGCCGAAAAAGCAAAACATGGTTATTATTCCGGTGATACAAAAACTGTATCCAAAACACCAGAAGGTGATAATCTCAAAGCCGTTAAAGATGCAGCTGCTCTTAAATTAGCAACAAAGAAACTAGGTGGGGATTCTCCTTCTGCTAATAAGAAGGCTATGGAATTACACGCAGAACTTGGTAAACATCTTGCTGCTGGTAAACACAGAGATGCAATTAATACTGCTAATGCTCTTGCCGATCACGTACGTAATCAAGGCTTGACTACACATGCAGACAAAATTAGGGATTATGCTGATACCCTTAAAGGCCTTCAAGATAAATGGTTAAACAAGGAATATGCACACAAAAAGCTTGCCAAAATGCGTGGCGAGACTAATGAATCGGAAGAATTAGTCGAAGCACTTGAATTGTTGCTCACGGAAATGCTTGATACTAATGAAGCAGTTGAATTGGATGAAGGTTTTGCTCCAGGTAAAACTGTTTGGACCTCTCATACAGATAAACCTCTGAAGGGTAAGATTGTTTCCAAAGATACTGATAACAAAGATCAGTATATTGTAAAGCACTCAGACGGCGAACATTCGGTCCATCGAGATCATATTCACTCCAAAGAACAGCATGCTAAATACATGCAGGAAGCAGTAGTGCCTGGTTCTGTTAAGAAAGATAAACACGGCAATGTTCTGTCATTCAAATCGGTTCCCGATAAGAAATTGGTTAAAGATCGCAAAACCGGTAAAATGTATGACCCAGAAGAAGAATTAGATAAATTAATTTCTAAAATGAAATAAGAGTAAAATATGGCACTAGTTAAAACAATCTTAAAAGCTACACCTCAAGAGGTGATAGTTAAGTGGACGGGCTCAGGTACTGATACACTTACTCTGGCAAGTCTTGTATCCACAGGACAAACAGTTACTGGTACTCCTGCAGCAACAATTGATGCCGTTTCTGTTAGCACATCTGGTGCCACAACAATTACTCGCAATTCAGTTGTTGCATTTCAACTCAAC